TGGCACCGGAGTTTGGTTATGTCGTTCATGCCAGTGACACCTATGACACTTGGGTTGCAGCCAAACAATCTCTGATCTCCCACGGGTACATGTCGGGGGAGCACTACATCATGCCCCGCGCTCGTAAGGTTAGGCCGAGGCCGCCGGGGTTGTGGGGGCCAAAAGCACTCGTCTGGATGAGGTTCTCAGCCCCACATATCGGCCCAATCAGTATCGGCTCAGTCCACTACACCACCAAAAAAGGTGTCGGTGGCGCGGTCAAAAAGCGGTACTACGACCTCAAGTTCGTCCGCGCAATCCGCGAGTGGGGCCGAGCAAAGTCTCGTGGCGTGGCAATCTCGTTCATCGGCGGTGACTTCAACCTTCGGGCAAAAGCTGGCTGGTTCTACGGCAAGGCCCCGTATGTCTCATGTTGGACTGACCTGAAGAAATACCCGAGCACTGGCCACGGCAACATCGACGGTATTGCTCGCAACCGCACCGACACGCGGGTCAAGTGCCTGTCAGCTCGTGTAGTCACGGATAAAGAACTACGCTTGAATACAGACCACTATCTCGTGGAGACGGTCTATCAAGTGGGAACTTTGTTCTGATGGGTTGGGGGGATGGACGTTTCCGGAAACGTAGCCGAAGTCAGCGCTGCGTTCACAGCACTCAGTGAGTCCGAGCAACTAGAGGTAGCCTCCCGCCTACTGGAGATCCAGCAGAGTGGGTGGAAGCCGTTCTGGTGCCCAAACCCCAAGTGTGATGGGTTCCCCCACAAGTTGCCGGATGGCTCCATAGACCCCAAGTGGGCGCACAACCACGCTCGGGTGGATCAACGACTCCCGCCATGGCAGGAAGCGTGGATCATGGCGGTGCTGTCAGGGCGTGGCGCTGGCAAGACCACTACCGGCGTCGAGTTCGCTACCTTGGCGTCCCGTAAGGGATTGACTGGTGCGATCCTTGGGCGTCGCGGAACCGAGATCATCAATACCCATGTGGCTACGATCATCGAGCGGGCGCATCCTGAGTTCGTCCCTGTCTATCGGGGGAGCAAAGACATTTTGGAGTGGCCGAATGGTGCGATCACGTACTTGTTCTCTGCGGAGAAGCCGGACAACATCCGTTCGGTGAACCTGAGCTGGGCTTGGGTGGATGAGGCCGCGCACATGCCTTTCATCGAGACTGCGTGGGCGAACCTGAAAATGGCTACCCGAGTCAAGTCTCCTGGAAACCCTATCCACATTCTCGTGACTTCGACCCCGACTCCGACTCCGTGGATGATGAAGCTGGAGGACGACCCTTCGGTCGAGATCCGACGGGTGAGCACGTATGCGAACCGAGCCAACCTGTCCGAGGATTTCATCAAGGACATGGAGAAGGACTACGAGGGCACCCGCCTCGGTCGCCAAGAGTTGTACGGCGAAGTGCTGCGCGACGTGGAGGGGGCTCTGTGGAATGACGACATGTTCATCCATCTTCGGCTCACTGACCCTTCGGCTTTCAGCGATCTGCTCGACTCCATGGACGACATCGTGGTGGCGGTCGATCCAGCGGGTTCCAAAGGCCCGCGCTCGGATGCCACCGGCATCATCGCGGTCGGTATCCAGCACACTGACGAGAACGGGGAGAGACTTTCCGCGAGTCGGTTCTACGTGATCGGGGATGCCACGGTGAAGGGGACTCCGACTGAATGGGCTGAGCAGGTGTTTGCGCTGGCTGGCGCGGTTCGGGCCACGAGGATCATCGCGGAGAAGAACTACGGCGGCGCGATGGTCGAGCAGGTTCTTCGTGATTACGCGAAGTCGCATGTGGTAGAGGCCACCACCTTCGATGGGGACGACTACCGGATTGAGGTCGCCCACGCGGTCAAGTCCAAGGAGACCCGAGCGGAAGGCGCTGTCGGCAAGTACGAGCAGGGCCGTGTGACTCATGTCGTGTCGTCGGGGAAGTACGGAGATCTGTCCTTGCTGGAGAAAGAACAGTGTGGGTGGGTTCCGAAATCTCGCGGCGGCAGGTTCCCCTCCCCGAACCGGGTGGATGCGCTTGTCTGGGCGATCAGGGCTGCCGAGGACAAGGTTCGGTTCAAGGCCGCTACCGCCACTCCGCACGGCGCCTTCGAGAAACTGCGCCGAGCCCCGAGCAGGGGTTTATTTGGCCGATCTTCCTGAGCATTGTGTGGTACGGTATCTAGATGTCTGACACAGAGGATGAATACCCAAACGTAGGCGTAGCGATCAGCACTACCGGCGACCCTCATCGGCTCCCGTTCTTGGAGTCGAACACCCTCCGGTGGGTGGCCGCGATGCCCCCTTCGGCCCCAGTGTTCGTGACCGTGGACGGCGACGAGGAAGCCGCGGAACGGGCAGCAGCCATCCTCCGAGAATCTCCTCTGGACATCCTCCACTCCGTCCCTGTCTACCGAGTCGGGCAACCTTTCGGGAAGAAAGAGATCCGCGAGGGCCGCATGGGGGTGGCGGTGAACAAGAACACCGGATTGTCCCTGTTGATGGACGCGGGAGTGGATCACCTGTTCTTGTCCGACGACGACTCAGGCCCTTTGCAGTCGATTGCGTGGAAAGAGCTGGTGGCTCTTTCCGAGGATCACGGCATCGAGCACTCAATGGTGTGCTGGGGGCGAAACCGGAAGCTCCCCTCCCGCGCAGGCGACCCCTGCGCCACGTGGTCGTGGCCACGAGGCGCGGTGATGTACGTGAGCCGGAGAGCCGTGGGATTGATCGGGGGTTTCGTGGAAGCTTTCGGCCCGGGGGGTCACGAACACGTCGAATGGTCTAACCGAATCCACCGCGTAGGGCTGACCCCGGCGCCGTACTGCTCACCGAAAGAGCATGCAGGGAGCAACGGGGCAGGGGCTCGGAGATTGTGGCATTGCTCCGACATGCCCAAGCTTGGGGAACCCCTCGGGGATTTTCGTTTCCGGAAACGCCGGATAACCAGTGTGCGCCGCCTTGACGGGGATTGGGAAAAGATTGAGGAGCGGATGAAAAGCTTGGAAGGGGCCACTCATTTTGTTCCGTACTACGAAACGCCAAACAGCAGGCTGTCGGCTACTCTAGTTCCAGTATCCGACAGCCAAGGAGCCGGAGGACAGTAGTGGATATGGCGGAATGGGCGGCAGTCGCTCTCGTCACGGTGCTCAGCAGCGCCCGAATCACGCGCTTCCTCACCTTCGATTCATTCCCGCCGATGTCCTGGGTCAGGAACCTCTACGCCAAGTGGACAGACGGTTCTGACTGGATGCTGCTGTTCTTCTGCGCCTTCTGCATGAGTGTCTGGGTGACTGCCTCTGTGGTGCTTGCTGGATGGCTCAGTGACTGGCACCCAGCGTGGTGGCTGGTGAATGGGATTTCTGGGGGGTCGTACGTCGCTGCGATGATCCAGATTCGTGACGGCGACGATTTTGAGGACAAGTCCTGATGGCGAGACCTAAGCTCCCTGCCCCTATCAGCACCGGAACCCCCGGTGCTGCGGCCCCTATTTCGGCTGCGCTGGGATCTTCGACGCTTCTCTACCCGAAGGGGTACAAGCGTTCTGAGAGAACAGACCGCGCCGCCATCGCGCTGCCGTGGCAGCGGGAGGCATATCGACAGGTGAACATCTGCGGCGAGGCGCGGTACGCGGCCACGCTGTTCGCCAATATCGCGGCCCGCGCAGAGATCGGCGTGTCGGAGCCGAACACTTTGCAGCGCAGGCCGGTCTGGGTGAACTCCGGCCCAGAGGCTGAGGTGTTCGCTGAGCTGGCCCCATCGGTGAGAGAACGGGCCAAGCTGGTTCGGGACTTCATGGCGCATTTCGTGATCGCAGGCGAGTGCTACCTGATCGCCCGTCCGAGAGTGGCGACAGACCCAGACCCGAGTTCCGAAGGCCCCATTTGGGAGGTTGTGGCTGTCACTGAGCTGCAACGCATCGGGGACGAGTGGAAAGTCCGCCACGACAACAACAACTACATCACCTTGACCAAGGATGATCCTGTTATCAGGATCTGGAACCCAGACCCGGAAAACCGACGAGAGGCTTGGTCGCCTTTCAGGTCTCTGCTCCCGACACTCCGGGAGATCGAGTGGTTCACCAAGCACATCTTCACTCAAGTCCAGTCTCGATTGATGTCGTCCGGCGTCTGGTTCATCCCCGACGACATCACCTTCCCGAAACCCCCACCGGATATGGTGGCTGGCGGGGCGGAAGCAATCGCGGGGATGAACGAGGCCGAACAGTTCATGCTGTCCCTAGCCGTATCCTCCACGCGCCTCATGGAGGGTGACGAGGTTGCGTTCCCGACAGTGGTCATGGCCGACCCGAAGGCCCTTGAAAGCGTAGACCAAAGAAAGCTGATCCAGTTCTGGTCTGAGATTGACGACAAGGCCATGATCCTTCGGTCTGACGCGGTTCGTCGTTTCTCTCTCGGGATGGATCTACCTCCTGAGCAGATCCTTGGCAGTAGCGGCCTCGCGGTGACAGGCGCAGGAGGTTCTGCCGGATCGGTGAACCACTGGGGGGTTTGGGCGAATGAGGAACAGACCATCTCAGCGCACATCGAACCGGCTCTCGACATCTTTGTCGGGTCTCTGACTTCCGCTTTCCTCCGTAGCGCGGTGGAGGGCACCGAACTCGTCCTCGCATATGACACCGCTACCCTCCGGCTTCGCCAAGACCGTTCCAAGGAGGCCATCGAGTTGTATGATCGGGGCGTCTTGAAGGCCGAGGTAATGGTCAGGGAGACGGGATTCGACCCCGAGTACGACATGATGGATGAGCAAGAGCACCGGACTTGGCTACTGAACCGGATTGCATCAGGATCAGCCACACCTGAGCAGGTTCAGGCGGCCTTCTTCCTGCTGACAGGGCACGATCTCCCTGTTCCACAGGCTGTGGACTCTGTTGTGGACGAGGGTTCCCCCAAGCTGCCCGATACGGCCAACCCAAGTCTGGAGGATCACCCGTACGAGGGGCCGCCACGGGAGCAACACGACAACTCCCCTGCCCCATTCGGCGTAACGGGGGCTGCGGCTGAGGGATTGGCGCTCCGTGCGCTGGAGAAAGCGGGGAATCGACTGCTGAATGACGGCAAGCGGGGCCGGGATCGGGACAGGATCACCCCCGCGCACTTGGCGCATACCCTGTCTGAGGGTTTGGAGCCCCCGACGTTCGACTTCTCTCTCCTGCCAACCGTGTTCTCTGAGCAATCTGCCACGTATCAAGCGGCGCTACAGGCCGCGCTGACCCGGTATTGCACGAACCTGTACCTAACAGGGGCTCCGCACTCACGGGAAGCCCTATTGAAGGAGATTGACGGGCTATGATCCACGCAGAGTATGAGGGCGTGAAGGTGGCGGGTGTCGCCTTGCTCGCTCTGGACACGGGTCGGGTGCTGTTCGCGCAAAGATCCTTTGATGAGACGGACGATCCAGAGGTTCAAGAGACTTTTGAGTTCCCCGGGGGTCACCTACAAGGTGGTGAAACCCCGATGCAGGGGGCCGCTAGGGAGTTCCAAGAGGAACTAGGCTTCCAGATCCCGTCTGACGACGTGGTGAACGGCTGGCGTACAGGCGCCTATCAAGGTTTTGTGGTTTCTGTGGATGCGGAGTTCCCTCTGGACGAATGGAAGCCCACCAAAGAGGTACAAGCGCTAGTATGGGCGAGCAAGGATGAGGCCGAGAACCTGAATCTCCGTCCAGAGGTTCAGGAGTTCGACTGGTCTTTGCTGGATGTTTCCGGAAACGAGGACACTGACATGGACGACATGGATGAAGAACCCGACATCCCACGGATGGCGCTCATTCCGGGGACTATGTACGTCCACGGCGTCCTGGCCCCCGAGAATCTGGAGTCTGGGGACGCTAGAGGGTTCAACAGCAACGCATTGACCCGCCGACCTCTCCGCTTGCCGCTCGGGTGGCAGAAAACAACGGCGAACTCCCACGATCAGGCCGTCACGGTCGGGTCTATCGACCGGATGGCCCGCATGGATGGGGCCATTCACTGGGAAGGCACCCTGCTCGACACCCCAGAGGCCGATGAGTTCACCGGACTGCTGTCGCACTTCCACAAGTACGGGGTTTCCATTGACGGAGACCAAGGTGAGTACGACATGGCCCGCTCGAAGGCCGAGGGTGCTACTTGGTTCGCCGGAGCGCGGATCAGCGGCGCCGTCAGCGTGTCCATTCCAGCGTTCGCGGAAGCCTACGTCGCTCTTGGGCCACATCCGTCCATGCCAACCGACGATTCCGGGGACGTGCTCACGGCGGGGGCTCGCGCGGAGTTTGATCGCGGCCCTGGGTGGGTGACGCACCCGAAGGAGACCTCCAGAATCCACGATTACTGGACTTCACCGGGGCAGCCGGGGTACGCAAAGATCGGCTGGGGCACGGCGGGCGATTTCCGGAGGGCCAAGGCGCTCATCGGGGAAAAGATCGCGGCCAACTCCCCCGAGGACATGCGGTACTTGAACCAGATCATTGCTCAGTGGCATTTCGATGCTCTGGGGTACTGGCCTGGAGACCATGCTCGCGGGTCGAAGGGCGGGGCGGAGACTTCGGCCTCGGCTGGCGACAGCGCTTGGGAAGCTGTCTTGGTGTCCAGCGCCACGGGCGGCATCGTTCGCCCGCCCATCGAATACTTCACATGCCACCCAGAAGCGGCTGCTCTCACCATCGACCCACCCGACAAGTTCGGGATCAGGCGTGCCTACGGGTACGCAGCATATTGGGGCACGTGCCACACCGCGTACAAGCCCAAGTGCGAGGAGCCGCCCCGCTCGCCGGAAAAGATCAAATACAAGGACTTCCATGCGGGGGTCACTTGTCTTGACGACGGTCGGTATCTGCCCACCGGGTTGCTGACCTACGACGTAGGGCATCGCGGTGCGAACCAGATCCTTTCGGAGACTGCTACCCAAGCCCACTATGACAACCTGAAAAATGCGTGGGCGGCAATCCGCGTCGGAGAGAACGACAAGGGCATCTGGTTCTCTGGTGTGGTCATGAGCCACATCCCTGACGAGGACATCGTTCGGATTCAAGCTTCCGGCCAAGTCTCCGGGGAGTGGAAGGGTAGTAGGCTCCAGGCCCTGCTCACGGTGAACCACCCGGGTTTCCCGGTGGAGAGGGTGTCGGGGGCTGGGTTCGCTGACGTGAACACGGAGGGCACGATGGTTGCATCCCTGTCCCCGGGGTGCCCGTGCTGCGATGAGGATGCGACTGAGCGCATGAGTGCGCTCAGGGAAGCTGACGCACAAGAAAGATTCCAGAAAGCCCGAAGTGCCTGGGGCGTTCTTAGTACCGAGAAGGGAGTTCTCTGATGGCCTGTTGTGGACGCGGGGTGCAGGAGGACAAGTTCATCTACGTATGGACTGATGGATCAACTACCGTAGAGTACGACCGGGAAGTGAAGGCCCGGGCCAGAGTAATCCGTAGCGGCGGTTCTTACAGCAAGCAGGAGAAGAAGGCGTAACCATGGGAACATTCCCCACCACGGGCGAGACCCCGTACGGCACCAAGGTCAAGACGTACGTTGACGACGCCGCTGCCGCTGCGCTGGCCGATGCCAAGACGTACACCGACAATGAGATTGCAGCCATCCCTCCTGGGGGCGGTGCAGTCGATTCGGTGAACTCCAAGACCGGCGCTGTCGTTTTGAACAAGTCGGACATCGGTCTGGGGAATGTGGACAATACCTCGGATTCTGTAAAGGTGTCTGGGGCTGGCCCGATCAAGACGGCTCTGGACTCCAAGGCGAACTCGTCCTCACTCCATGCGGTTGCGCTGTCCGGTGCGTATGGCGACCTCACTGGGAAGCCAGCTCCAGTAGACCTATCCGCCAAGGCGGACAAGACCTACGCGGATGAAGGTTTCACTTTCACTCCGCCCCCGACATGGGATTCAGCGGTGAACACCCCCGCGTACAGCTCCGGCCTCACCAAGACCGGAGACATGTTCAAGGCGACCACTTCGGGAACCAAGGGTTTCGCGGGTGTGCCGATCATGAACAATCTATTGGGCGGGTCGCGCATGTCAGCCCGCATCAAGATCAACAAGGGTGCGACTTCGGGCCGGTCTGTAGCTGTCGGGTACGCCTCGGGCAGCCCAGGTGCAACTATCAACGGGTCTACTAAAACCGTCGAGATTGCCTACGTTGCGGGGACTGGCATCGTCTTGCGCCAGCAGAACGTGACCGGCGGGCCGACCATCGTC